TCTGTTTATGCAGCTTTAAACCTTTTGAATCTCAGCAGAGTGTCTGATATTATTTATATGAGATCAGCAGTGGAAAGCTCCGACTCAAGGCTAGGGTTTCTTCCGGGAGACGCTGACGAAAAACTTCACTACTATAATTTGCCTTTTATGGATAAATTAGATGAGTTGCTTAACGAAACAACAGTAAAAAAACTTCAAAAGGAAAAGAGGGTATCTATTCATCCCGTAAATTTCGCTCGAGGAATGAGTTGGAATTCAAAAGCTATAATTCTAGATGAGGCGCAAAATAGCTCCATCAGAGAAATAGTGACAGTTCTCACGCGTATAGGGAAATATTCAAGGGCTTTTATATTAGCTGATCCCATGCAAACCGATTTGAAAAATGGTAACCGTGGAGGGTTCGGTAAAATTTTTAGTATTTTTGATAATCAGGAAAGCAGAGATATGGGGATAGAAACTTTTGAGTTTGGTACGGAAGATATTGTCCGGTCAGAGCTGACTAGATTTATTGTATCCAAATTGTCTAAATTAGATACTATTTAATTTGTTTGTTGATTAAACCAGCCAAGACAGAAGAGAACTTTCTAACTTCCCTTTCTGATTTGTCCCAAAAGAACGCATGAGTCACTTCTTCTATTAAAGTGCTGAGTTTCCTACGTTTTTTGAGTTTCGGGTCTACTAGAATCTTGGGATTATCTAGTTCTGGAGAGTAACACAAACCATCAGCGTTGTAAGTGTGATGGGGTTTTTTCCATACCAGTTCGTATTCTATACCGTCAGAATTTTTGAATTTGATTTTCTCCATATATATAAGATATACACTTTTTTTGAAAAATCCACTATTTTCATTAAAATATAAGGTGTAATACTAATTATGAAATTATATTGTCCGACATGTGGGGGTGGAACTAACTATTCTCTAGAGAAACCTAAGTTTTGCGCCTCTTGTGGGAAGTCTTTCTCTGTGGCGACTCATTCTGCCTTGGGCAAAGTGATCCCCAAAAAGCAAACTGCCCCTATTCTGGACTCTCCCCAAGAATACGAAGAGGAAGAAGAAACGTTTGAGGTCCCTAATATTGAAAAACTCGCTTACGATTTACAAGCTTCTAGACAATTTAACGTTGTTTCATTAGATAAGATAGCGGGAACTAATAAAGAAACACCAGATGACGGTTACGTGAGGGAAACGGATCCAACTTATTCTACAGCGTCCATCAACGAAGATTTCAAGAAGGACGCTGGATCATTCCGCACACCTGATGCCCAAACGTAAAAAACCAAAATTCGAAGATCTTATCGAACAAATAGACGAGGAAATAAAAAAAAGAAAATCTAAATGGAATTTGACCGCTCTCTCATGGATGGATTTCGATGATGTTTCCCAAATTCTAAGAATTCATATTTTCAAAAAGTGGCATTTATATGACACGCGAAAACCTCTGAACCCATGGATAAATCGTATTATATCCAATCAGATTAAAAACCTTATAAGAAATAACTATGGAAATTATTGTCGTCCATGTTTAAAATGTGCAGCGGCTGAAGCGGGAGATTTGTGTTATATTTATGGAAAACAATCGGAAGCGTGTCCCCTTTATGCGAACTGGACTAAAACTAAAAAACAAGCCTATGATGCTAAGCTGCCCGTCTCGATAGATGATCATTCTCACGAAATAAATTCTGCCGAATACTCGGGGTTGGATGTAATCTCCATGATGGAAAAGGTGAACGTTAAGATGAAGTCTATTTTAAAACCGGCCGAATGGAAAATATATAAAGCTCTCTATATTGACAACATGTCTGAAGAAGACGCTGCGACATTAATGGGGTACAAAACAAACGAAAAAAATCGAGTCCCCGGATACAAACAGATAAAAAATGTTAAAAAATCGATAATCCAAAAAGTTAAAAAGATGTTAGCTGACGGGGAAATAGAAATATTGTGAGCTCCAAAAATATAGAACTGAACGAAGACCAACAACTGGCGCTCCTTAACGAATGGAATAATCGTCCAGACGACCCCCCTTACATAAAAGAGCTGATTGAGTTGATATTTCCCGACGTTCCTGAAGACATGAAAGACGGAAGATCCAAGTATGGGAGGGCCGTAAAAAAGTTCCTTGCAGAAAGAAGCCTGAAGGCCAAAGTCTCCCATAAATATTATCCCAAGGAAAAAACTGAGCTTACTGAAGATCAGAAAGAGTTTATATCCAATAATTGTGGAGCCATGAAGCCAATGGATATGGCTAAGGTCGTTTTCGACGATCCAAGCATTTCCCCTCTGGATTTGAGGTACAAGGTATTACTGGAGTTCCTTAATACTATAAATAACAAAGTTAAATATTCTGATGTAACTAATGAGGAGGCGGTGGTAGAAGGAGGGTATTCTCCACCAAAGTCCGAAGCTCGAGCCTTAGTTAGAGTAAATAAATATGTTTATAACGGAATCGATAAGGAAAAAGTCACTACTAAAATTAAAAGGAATTTGTATACCTTGATCGGCTACATGCACACCTTCCGTTTCCTTCATCAAATTAGCACTTATAACATCGAAACGGATAGAGAATTGTTTGAAAGTAGTTTCGTAAGATATACGTGGGATAAACCCGACCTTACCCAAGAGGAGGTTGATCAATACATTGTGCTCTCCGCAGAAGTGGTTATAGCTTCCAATATTCAACGACGCGTCGAAAGACTTCAACAATTGCTAGACCAAAACGCAGAAGATACGGAAGGTCGACGAATGGCAATGAGTTTGGTGGAAGCTATCAATACGGCGCAAACAGAATACAACCAATGCGTTAACCGACAAACCAAACTACTCAACGAGCTTAAGGAAAAGAGAAGCCAGCGTATGAGTAAAATGATGCAAGAGTCGGCTTCTATATTAAACCTTGTAGAACTTTGGAAAAGCGAGGAGTCTAGACATAAAATGATTAAGATAGCTGAGCTTAGAAAGAAGAACGTCTCCAAGGAAATAGAAAGGCTGACCTCAATGGAAGAGATCAAATCTCGCATTATGGGGATAAGCGAAGAGGAAGTTTTAAATGGTTGAATGTAGTGTTTGCAAAAAGGAATTCGAAGGAGATAAAAATCTTCATCTGCATATCAAAGCTCACAAGCTTTCTATAGGTGATTATTATCACACTCAGTTTCCCCGCTATGATCTGCACACCAAAGAGCTCATAAAGTTCAAAAATAAAGAACAATATCTTTCCGCCGACTTTAACAACAAAAGAAATTTAAAAAGTTGGCTAAAAGAAGCTCCCGTGGAAAAGGCTAGAAAATATTGCAAAGGGCTTTTAACAAAAAGAAAGAGGGAAAAAGGTCTTAAATACACCCCTACTGAAGTGGAGCTACGAACGCTTTTAGTGCCCCCTATTTCCTATTACCAAATAATTTTCCAAGACTACTATAAGCTGTGTGAAGAAATAGGATTTGAGAATAAACTTTCACCCCTACCTGCTTGCGGAGTGGATGGAAAAATAAAATTCAAGGAGGATTTTGATGAGGATCATCTCATATATATTGATTCGCGGGAACAAAACCCACTACAGATAAAAGACTTTCCAACCGAAGTAAAGGGGCTCAAATTCGGAGACTATTGCCTTAACGACAAGGAGAAAACCGGGAACTGTTATATCGAGAGAAAGTCTGTCCCTGATCTTATCGGGACCTTGAGCGCCGGTTTGGAAAGATTTGAGAATGAAATAAAACGGGCTAAGGAGGAAGACGCGTATATGGTGATTCTTGTGGAAAGGAAACTGGAGGAGTGTTTGGCATTTAATAGGCTGCCGTATGTGTACAAAAAAAATACTCGCGTAACTCCTGATTTTATTTTTCACAACGTCAGGGAATTGATTCAAAAATTTCCACACATTCAATTCCTATTTGTTGACGGAAGGGTGGAGTGCGTAAGGATCGTCAAAAAATTCTTACTAACCCAAATATTAAAGACCAAATTTGATTTGCAGTTAGCGTACGATTTAAAGTTATTGTGATATGTGGTATTGTCCGGAAAAATATAAGCGCCCTATTATCGACATGAACAAAGAGGCTCTTGCGCTGAAAGGGGAGCTGGGGGATCGACAAGCTAAAATCACATTAGCTAAATTCATGAGGTCTAATCTGGGGTTCACTACTGAACTTTTATCAGGAATTAAATTAGCTCTTTACCAAGAGATAACCCTTAAGGCGTTCTTTAACAGAAACTTTAACATGTGCGTATGGGGACGTGGCTGTGGCAAAAGTTTTATCGCAGCTGTTTATTGTTTTCTTCAATGTATTTTTGAGCCCCGTACCAAGATCCTTATTGCGGGGCCGACTTTTCGTACCGCTCGTTTTATTTTTAATAATATAGAAAAAATAGTGGAGTCAAAGGAAGCTCAAATGTTGGCTCACGCTTTCGGTGCCAAATCCAAACGCAACGATCAGTTCGAGTGGAAAATTAACGAGGGCACTATAACAGCTATTCCGTTAAGTGGGGAAAAGATTCGTGGTTTTCGCGCTAATGTTTTAGTTCTTGATGAGTTCTTGCTGCTTCCCGAAGATACCATCAAAACAGTGTTGATGCCTTTTTTGGTGGCCCCTCAAGACATGGCAGAGAGAATAAAAATAAGGGAGATGGAAGATGATCTTATTGAGAAGGGCGACATGAAAGAGGAGGAGCGGATTGTATTTACAAATGATTCAAAAATGATAGCGTTGTCTTCTGCTAGTTATAGTTTCGAAAACCTTTATCGCACCTATAAGGATTGGATGGGCAATATTTATTCGGATGATATTATGCAATCTGATTATTTTATTTCGCAAATGGGATTTGATTCTATTCCCCCTGATATGATTGACAGCACTGTTATCGAAGAAGCCCAAGCAGGGGGAGCTTCCAACTCCTCCTTTTTAAGAGAATATGCAGCTCAATTTACTGATGGAAGTGATAGTTATTTTAGCGCAAAGAAAATGCATCAATGCACCATCCCTGATGGGGAGAAACAACACACCTTAGTGAAGGGGGAAAAGGATAAAGAATATATTTTGGCTATTGACCCCAGCTTTAGTAATAGTCCTAGTTCTGATTATTTTGCCATGTCTGTGCTGGAGCTAGATGAAGAGAAAACTACGTTCTCCACGCTGGTACATGGGTATGCGGTAGCGGGAGGGGATTTAAAAGATCACATAAAATATCTCCACTATCTAGTGACTCACTTTAATTTTTCTATGATAATCATAGATAACGCGGGATATCAATTCATAGATAGCGCCAACGAATCTGAATTATTCCAGAGCTCGCGTACTGAAATTAAATTCTTTGACTTTAATAGCGAGAAGGAAGGGGTCGATTATCAAAAAATGCTTCTTACAGCGAAACAACAATACAACAAAAAAGAAAATGTAATTTGCTTTAAACAGTTGTTTTCCACTACTTTTTTACGAGAAGCCAACGAGTATCTACAGGCCTCCATTGATCATAAGAGAATCTGGTTT